AAGCATATAAACGCGAAGAAGAAGTAGTTTATTATATTGGTGCATCACCTTTAAACGAAACAATGTGGTTTCATTATGAAGCATCTTTATTTAAAAAGGATATAGGCGATGAATTTGGGTTTACACGAATGATTATAACCGACGACTTAGATATGACTTTAGACCGTATTAATTACGCAAAAGACGAAATAAAAAAGAATGGCGGTAAAGATGGAATTTGGATTAATAAATAATAAATAAGTAAAATGGAAAAAAGAGACAATTCAGGAGCGTTATTCACTAACGACAAAAGAGAAAAAGAAACGCATCCGCATTATCAGGGTAAAGCTACAATAGGTGGGGTTGATTATTACGTTTCAAGTTGGGTAAAAGACGGACAAAAAGGAAAGTTTCAAAGTTTAAGTTTTAAACCAATACAGGAACAAGCGAAGCCAACAACTGGAAAACCAAATAGCAGACCAAATTATGGAAAAGAATTCGATGAATTTTTAAACGGATTATGAAACAACAAGCAAAGGTTTTAAGCGAAGCAAATGAACTAACGAGGTTAATGATTAGACACTACTTACAAAAACACGAATTAAGTCTAAACGCTTTTTCTAAGTTAGTAGAGATAAAACAACCTAACCTTCATAAGTTTTTAAACGGAAGTAATTTATCGAGTAGGTCAATTGAAAAGCTCGGTTGGTTTTTCAGCAAGTAATTTAAGGCGGAACATAAAAAATTCCGCTTTTTTTTTATTCTTTTTGTTGTTATATTAAAAAGTATTATTATATTTGTTCAACAATTAAAACTAAAAATTATGAAAGATTTATTTAAAAAATGCCCTGAGTGCGACGCAAGTGGTTATGTAACTATCGATATTAACGATACTGATATACCTTACGAGCAAAATGAAATTGATTATACTTGTATGGTATGTGATGGAACTGGCGGAGTAGTAGATAAAGACGAACTACTTGAGAAAATAGACCAAGTAAACGATTTAATACAAGGTATGCAGGTAAGAATGAGGTGCCATTCTGATACTATTAAGCATTGTAAAAAAGGTATGTTAGACCAATTAGCAGAAAAATACGTCTATAAGTTAGAAATTTGTAGTTTAGCTTTAGGACGTTTGATGAATTATAAAAGAAAATTGTATAATTTAGTTGCGTGAGATATTTAACTATACTTTTATTTCCTTTCATTATAGCCTTATTCTTTTTGGATAGGGCTGTTTTGCTTTTTATTTGGAATGTTCCGAGTATAAGGTTCAAGAAGTGGTTGTTTAATGAGGTTGAAATGGGTAAAAGTTTAGTTCGTGTTATTATAGGAATGATTGTTGTTTTAATGCTTATTTTAATTGGACTCTAATCAATTTCTGAATGACTTGTATGTTGAACATAAACACTGGATTAAGGTTGTTAAATCGTTTGGCGAGTATAGTTTGGCTGAGGATATCGTTCAAGAGATGTATTTAAAGTTAGCAAAACACGAAAACAAAGAAAGATTTTACCGTAACGGAACTATTTACAAGGGGTTTGTGTGGGTTGTTTTAAGAAATATGTACTACGACTTTGAGAAATCTAAACAAAGGCTTCAAAAAGTCGATATAACGGAGGCAATTCAGTTAGTTGATGAAAGCGAACCAAACGAAAAGACGGAAGCACAAATAGAATTAGAAAACAAAATAAATAAAACAGTAAACAGTTGGCATTGGTATGATAAATTATTATATGAACTTTACAGAGATACTGGAATGAGTACACGCCAAATTCAAAAATGCACGGGTATTAGTTTTAAATCAGTATGGCAAACGTTAAAGTATTGTAAGGATAGTTTAAAAATAGAAGTAGGAGAACATTATGAGGACTACAAAAATGAAGATTACGAATTAATAAAATAAAAACATGGCAAGAAAAAGACGAACAAAAGCTGAAATATTAGCAGCTGAAAGCGAAGGATTAGGAGATACCGTTGAAAAGGTATTAGAAGCAACTGGAGTAGCAAAGGTAGCTAAATGGTTATTAGGAGAAGATTGCGGATGCGATGAACGTAAAGCAAAGTTAAATGAGTTATTTCCGTACAGAAAGGCGAAATGCTTAGAACAATCTGAGTACGATTGGCTAACAGAATGGTTTGACAAAAAGTCGGAAGTAATAAAGCCAAGTGAACAAAAAACAATACTTGCAATTCATTCAAGAGTGTTTGGAGTACGCAACGAACCAACTTCATGTGGAAGCTGTATTTTAGAAAGAGTAAACCAATTAAAACAAGTTTATAACACTTACGAAGATGCCAATTCCTAAACCAACAGCAGAAGAAACAAAGTCGGATTTCATTCAAAGATGCATGACTGATGATAAAATGGTAAATGAGTTTGAAAATACAGACCAAAGATTAGCAGTTTGTTCAACAAGTTATGAAGATAACCTATCCAAAAACACGAACGAAAATTGAGTCTAACATTAACCAGTGATTACTATATTGTATTTATGAATCCAAATAAACATAAACAAGATTGGAACGCGCTAAGGTTAATAATGAAAGTAGCAGAAATAAACTACTGTGTGTTCATAGATACGAAAATAGATTTTATGGAAATACACGCAGTAACAAAAGACGAATTCAACACGTATAAATACAATTCTAATTAAATGTCAAGGTTAAGTCAAGCAATAGCGTATTTAAGCGTAAATACAAGCGATTTAACGAACGATTGGATTAAAACTAACCTAACTGACATTACTGTTACTGAAAGTTTACGACAACTAAGGAAAACACGAATGAAAAAAAAGCGTTTAATTAGTTTGGAGAATAAGAAATAATGTTTTATATTTGTGTATCTAAGTTCAGGTTAGATGTTTTATTGGATTTCTTTAAATCACTATATGACCCTATCCGACCTGAACAGAAGATAGGGTTTTTTATTTACATAGCAGTTGTATAAGTTGAACTGCGTTACCAAAAACAACTCTCGACATAAACGCTTGTTAAAACAAATCCCGCACTGTTTGACGCTTAACAACGGGTACTGCATACCGAAAGGTTAAAATAACAAGTGAGCCAAAATGCCAAGTGTGAAAACACGAATAAATAAGAAGTGGTCGCAGAGGGAAGTGTTATGTTCGGGACTAACCTTGTATTTAAAGGTTTAAATGCTGAGTGATATATGCAGTATAAAAGCGAAGCTATAAAAAAAAAGTATTAAATTAGCCAAAAACACGAACGATGCCAAAAGATAAATACATAGAAACACCCGATAAACTTCTTGAACTATTTAAAGACTACGTAAAACACGAACGAGATAATCCAATGTATAAACTCGAGTATGTAGGCAAAGAAGGTAGGATAGAAAAAACACCATTAGAAACACCCATAACTTTTGAAGGTTTTGAAGTGTACCTATTTAACAAAGAGATTATAAATGATTTAGGCGATTATTCAAGCAATAAAGACAACAGATATAGCGAATATGCCACCATCATTACGTACATACGTAAACATTGTTACGTTCATAACTTTAAAGGTGCTGCGGTTGGGTTATTTAACCCTAACTTAATTGCACGTAAACTCGGACTTACTGATAAAGTAGAACAAACAATAATAGAACAACCGATATTTAACTTAGATGAGTTTTCAAACGACAACAGCGATAAAGAAAATCTATAGTTTAAAAAAACGAATTAAGATAATACAAGGCGGAACTTCAGCAGGTAAAACTTTTGGAATCTTACCGATACTCATAGATAAAGCAATAAGAACGCCAGGACTTGAAATAAGCGTAGTTGCCGAAACAATACCGCATCTTAGGCGTGGAGCATTAAAAGACTTCTTAAAGGTTCTTAAATGGACTAATAGATATAACGATGAACAATTTAACAAATCTTTATTAACTTACAACTTTAAAAATGGGAGTGTTTTTGAATTTTTTAGTGCGGATGATAGCTCTAAGTTACGTGGTGCTCGGCGTGACATTCTTTATATTAACGAGTGCAATAATGTTACCTTTGAATCTTATAATGAACTTTCTATACGGACTAAAAAAGAAGTATTTTTAGACTTTAACCCAGCAAATGAGTTTTGGGTCCACACTGAACTAAAAGACGAACCCGACGCAGACTTTATAATCTTAACTTACAAGGACAATGAAGCCTTAGACAACTCAATAGTCGAGCAAATAGAAAAGAATCGCGAGAAAGCGTCAACAAGCACTTATTGGAGTAATTGGTGGCGTGTTTACGGCTTAGGTGAAATAGGAATGCTTGAAGGCGTTATATTTTCTAACTGGAAGCAAATAGACAAAGTTCCTTCAGACGCGAGATTAATAGGAATTGGACTTGACTTTGGATACACGAATGACCCCACCGCAGCCGTTGAAGTTTATACGTGGAATGGTCAAAGAATACTTAATGAGTTAGTTTATAAAACAGGAATGATAAACAGCGATATTGCTAAAGTGTTACCTGACAGTTGCCCGATATATGCGGATAGCTCAGAGCCTAAGTCAATCGAAGAGATAAGAAGATACGGAAAGACGATTAAAGGCGTTACAAAGGGCAAAGACTCAATAAACTTCGGTATTCAAATAATGCAAAGCCAAGAATATTTAGTAACGTCAAACAGCACTAACCTAATTAAAGAACTACGTGGCTACATTTGGGACACTGATAAAACTGGCGTTCGTTTAAATAAACCTATTGACTTCAATAACCATAGTATTGATGCAGCACGTTATCACGAGATGGAAGTTTTAGGTGTTAACCCTCATTATGGGCAGTATTTTATTCATTAATTTACACAAATGATAGATGACCTACCGATGATGGTGCGCATAGTTGAGAAGTTCATCTTAGAAAAGAAGGGTATTAGGGTTCGGATAGTGTTTGACGATCCTATGAAAATACGAATACATACTCAAATGTTAGCGAAAGCGTTTGATATTGCCTTAGCTTACTACAATTACCAAATTTAAAGTTAAATAATTATGACAACGGAAATAGTAATTCCTACAAGTTTAAGTGAAATTCCATTAATGAACTATCAAAAGTTTATAAAACTTGTTGAGGGTTCGAACGATGAAGAACTAATAGCACAAAAGTCTATTGAGATTTTCTGCGGTTTAAATATGAAAGACGTATTAAAGATTAAATGGAGTAATGTTGTTGGGTTAGCGAATCATTTTAACGAATTATTCCAGCAAAAGACGGAGTTCAAAACAACGTTTAAAATACAAGGTATGGAGTTTGGCTTCATTCCTAATTTGGAAGATATGAGCTTCGGTGAGTACGTAGACTTAGACCACAATATAGGCAAGGTTGAAACATTCCACAAAGCAATGGCAGTTCTTTACAGACCGATAACCAAAAAGACGAAAGATACTTACAGCATAATGGGTTACTCAGGAACGGATGAATTTGCCGAACTAATGAAATACGCTCCTTTAGATATTGCAATGGCTGCTTCGGTTTTTTTTTATCGTTTAGGAAACGACTTAGTT